TATTTCAACTGGGTTCGGATTTCGTTCTTCTCGATCTGCTGTGGTTCAATGATGATGCTGTCGGGGATGCCCCAAAAGTTCTCATCATCTTGGTTGAAGATCAGCGGATAGACAGGGAGCCGGCCGTTTCTCTGTAGCTTGTCCTCAGCCTCGAAGGCAGGCGCTTGAGGTGCCTGTGTTTTCGCATTCAGCCCGTAGGGGAATAAGACGAACACGATACCGGCTTTCTTGTCTCTGATCTCCCAGGTGACAACCCCATCCATCCGGCGGCGGTCGTTTAGCTTGACGATCTGTGTCCCGCCGACGCCCTTGACGCCATCTTGTAGCTCGTCAGTGTGAGCGAACCGGGGGTCTTTTATGATGTCGTTCTTAGGCCGAGTTGTCTCGTAGCAGACCCAGCGAGCACTGTCGATGTCAGTGCACCAAGCTGGCAAGACTAGCTGGTTAGGATGCGCGCACAGGAGCCAGGGCTGGTCCTTCCGCACAAGGCTGTTGTATTCGACTTTGAGCTGCCGCCGGCGACTGCCTACGTCTGGTCCTTCGGTGGTGATTGGTGCTGGGGTTGGCGTGAACTCTGCGCCGAAGCCGCGCCGGACGAAGCCGGTGCCGAACATCGTGGCATGAAGAACCATCCGCTTCATCTGCCCCTTAACGCCCATGATGTCGATTAGGTTGTTGTCCATCCGCTCGATAAGCTTCGCTAGCAACAACTGCTCCATCCCTGGCTTCGTAGTGCTGACGCTGATGCTTGGGTTGCGGAAGTAGGTGCGTGGGACTAGGCTGCGGATGGCCTTGAAGTAGATGTTGCTGGGCAAGCAGCCTGCATCAAACTCACCGCGACCCCAGCGCCGCCAAGTCGGCCAGCGATCCTCCAGAGCCATCTTCTTGCGCCACTCCTTGCCCTTCTGGACCTGCTCGATCCACCAGGACACATCAATGCTGCCGTTGCTGCGATAGCCCTCAGGCATTATTGCTGTCCTTTCACAACCAGCCCCATTCTTTTAGCTGGGCCATGTCCTTGTTCACCCGCTCGCCGATGTCTGTCCGGTATTGTTTGCCGGCTACGTTTATCTTGTCAAGCAGTCTGTACACTCGCCGCCGAGCTTCGTAGGTGTAGTCGGTGGAGCGCTCACTGCCTTCGCGGACTGATCCGATGGCAGTTGCTTTCAGCAACACCCCGTCACCGGCGGCGGTCCTGTAGCCGTCGTCGTCGCGATAGATGTCAGTAAGGAACAGGTGCGGGAGAGTGCTGTCATTTATGCCGGTGACAGGCTCTCCATGGGTGTCCTTGTCAGGCTTTCTCGCCGGCCACGGCGGGACGCTGAGCCGGACAGCGATCATTGTGTCATCTGTCAGCTTGACCTGTCTCTCCGCTCCGGTGGCGATATCCCATAAGAAGTCTCCAGCTGGCTCCTCAAGCCCTTCAATAAGCGCCTCCACTGCGTCATATCCCATCCGCGATGTTGCTTCAAGAGCGTAAGCTGTATCGGGTGTGACGATACAGTTGACATCAAGCGGTCCACGGTAGGAGATGTGAGCGAGGAAGCCGGCGAGTTTAGCAACGGTTTCCTTGACCAGAGTATCACCGCCATTAGCGTTCACTACCACGTTGCCCATGCAGCCGACTGTCTGGCCCAGGTTCCCCGCCAGGAACTTCTTCTCCTCGAACGTGTGGTTGAACGGGGTCAGGAACCTCCGTCCGTTGAACCATCCCTCGGTGGACACCTCTATGCCACTCACAACTCGCTGGAGAATGCCAGTCGAGTCGGGGGAGAGTTGCTTCAAGCTGCGCTGCCACAGGGTCTGGTCTTTCACCACCATTGTCTTGTTGGTCGAGATGTTGCCGTTGGGCTTGATTACCCAGCCTGTTTGCCATTCTAGATTTCCTATGATCTTGTCTGCCTCGGCGGTTGAGGAGAAGTCGTGTGTTTCGGGGATGGCTAGTCCGGCAGTGGTGAACAGGCGCATCCCTGCGGAGCGATCAAGCTCGATCTTGTCAAGGATAGGTGAGCAGCCAAGAACAGGCTTGTTGAGCTTGGCGATGTCTGGCGCGAGGCGGGCAAGGCCGACGCAATCGATGATGATTAGATCAGCTTGTCGGGCGGCAGAGAGCCAGTCTATTGGCCTGCCGCAGATGCCTTCAAGTGCGCGCGAGAAGCGCTCGTCAGCAACCCAAACATCTACTTGATTACCTTCTAGCTGCAAGCGCTGCGCGACCCCGAGGCCGTCACCTTCCTTGCCCATGACGAGGATGCGGCGACTTGTCACGAGAACTTCTCTGCAATCCCGTAGCGGGTGCTGCGCTTTTTGGTTCCTTCGAAGATGTATTCCCACGAAAATGGGTTGTCGCTTGGAGTGTTCTCGTTGACAGCGGGTGGCTGGGCTGTGGCGATCGTTGCTCGCTCAACACAGATTAGCGCATGTAGTGCAGCGAATACTCGGTCGTCGAAGCAGCCCGCGTCAGCCTCGTACTTGCCGGTTTTGCTTTCAACAAAGGTGTCCAGTTCGGAGCGAAGGGTTTCGCTGTGGATGGTGTATTCGCTGGATAGCAGCCGCCTGCCGGTTCCGAGCAACAATCCCCGAGTTGTTTCGCTTGTGTAGGTTCCGAAGTTGTTGAGCTGGCTGAGGATGACTTGTGATGGTGGTTGACCGGAAGTGGTGCCGCGATGCAGGCGGTCGAGGGGGTAGGAGCCAACAAGAACGCTGATTGTGGTAAGGCCGTGATTGTTGCGCTCTGGATTGATGTAGGCCCAGTTGAAGCGCCGGCCTAGGCCATGAGCGATGTGGCCTAGCTCGTCAGGTGCGATGTCGTTCGCGACCCATTCGGCTACTTGTTCCCTAGTATCCAGGCAGAATATCTGGATGACACTGTTGTCTCGGCCGATCCCGCCGCCGACATCGATACCGGCAACATAACCATACTCGTGGCGAGGGTGGCCCTCCAGGCACCACAGCGCCTTGCTCTCCTGCACCCAGCGAGCTACTCGCTCGTGCTTTACGACAGGGAAGAAGCTAAAGCCGGTGGACTGGAAGCATTCATCGAAGGTACGAGGATAGTTCTCTTTGAACTTGATCAAGTCTCCATCGTAGTCGGTGAAGATGCGCTCCCGCCTCCAGGCGAGTTGCTGCGGAGACACGCCGATGTCGAACAGCTCGGGTTCTTCTAGATCAGGATCAAGCGTCTCCACAATTCTCTCAGCCTGTTCCTGGTTGAGAGATATGGCGCAAGTGTCGAGCCCGACCCAGGAGTAGAAGAATAGCTTGAAGCCGCTTCCGTTGCGGGCTCGGACTGCTTGGCGGTGAAACCAGTTGCCGCGGCCGTTGCCAGTGGACTCGACAGTGATCTCTCCAAGCTCGGCGGCAGGGAACAATCCGCTGACTGTGTTCTCTGCGTCTGCATAGAAAGCTGCCTCGCTGAGATGGAGATCGGTGATCGTGTCGCCTCGGCCGAAGTTGCGGCTGCCGGCGGTGCCGATCCAGAAGGTGCTGCCAGTTTCTTGGAATGAGAGCGCCTTCATATTGTCTGTGCCGATGCTTGGCCGCTTGACGCCTGGAGGGAGGCGAAGGTTGTTGACGATGAAGCGGGCGCGCTGTAGGAGACGGGCTGTAGCGTCGGCCTCTGCACTGACAATGACGCAGCGCCGGTTCTGTTCGCCCAGGCACTTTGCCACGTAGCGGCCGATGACTAGCGTGCTGATCCCGGCGTGCTGGCGGATTTTAGTTACAAGGTTCCGCCGCGACCAGTTCGCATCTAGATCAGCCTGCTGCTCGTTCAGCTTAAAGTCGATCGCCGCCCCGACACGATCTACTACGCGGAAGGTATTCTCGATGACAAGGCGGTAGGGCGAGGGATGGAGCATTCGGGCTAGCTATCCCCAGGCTTCGATAGTGACATAGCAGCTTGAGGCGCAGATTAAGCTGAGCGTGTCGGCTGTGTTGGGAGCGACTAGCAAGGTCTGACCGCCGACCGGGAAGCTGGCACTGCCGTTTGTCACAGTTCCGCTTGGTACTGCTGCGTTGCCGTTGAAGTTGCCATAGGTAGGGATCACCGTCGGCGTCAGTCGGAAGAAGGTGCAGCTAGCCGGGAGGGTGTAGTTGGCGGGCGTTCCTGAGCTTAGGCTGACAACATCAACCCATGTTGGGGCGATGAGCATGTTGTCTACGGGGAAGCCTGTCCGCAGTGGCTGAGCTAGGCGACCGACTACTGGAGTTGCCATTGTGGTTCTCCTAGGGCCAACGTGCTGTTATGATAATAATTCCGGCGGCACCAGCGCCACCGGCATAGCCGCTTGCTCCAGCCGTACCGGCTGAGCCTGCTGCCCCTAGCGAATAACTGTAGGTGGCGGATAGCGATGAGATCATTACTTCAGCGCAAGCTCCCGCACCGCCGCCGCCACCGCCATAGGTAGTTGAGCCCACGCCAGCTCCACCAGAGCCGCCTGCGCCTGTATTTGGTATGCCAGCAGCACCCGCGCTGGCAGTTGTCGTCATTGGCCCCGCTCCACCGATACACGATCCCGCGCCTAACCCTCCGGATGTACCGCTCGTTACAACATTAGCATTCGTATCTGACCCGGTAGCGCCGTTCCAGCCAACAGCCGGCGACCCTGAAAGGGTGCCGCCTGCGCCGCCCGTCCCTAGCGTAGAGCCTGTGCCTTCTACTCCACCCGTTCCGCCTCCAGCGGTATAGCTGCCAAAGCTAGTATTGCCGCCATTACCGCCAGCGCTTCCGCCAGAAGTGCCACTCCCACCGCCGCCGCCACCTCCGCCAATAAATTCAACTTCAAGCGATGCAGGAAGAACGCTATTGCAGAGTGGAGTGGTGTACGTGCCAGTGCCTGAGGTGTATACTGTCCGTTGCGGCAGACATGGCACAATTTGCGATGACGGTATCCTTCGGTTGAGGTGTCCGTCCGGTGACGAGCTTAGAAAGTCTGCCTGAGCTGTAGCAGAGCAAGTTGAGAGTATTGCCCCAACAAGGAGCCAGTTGCACCACTTCATTAGTCGGCTCCTAGTAGTCGTGACAGATTGCGACTATGTTGATCAGGTCGGTGCTGGTGATGGAGCTAGCGAAGGTGGCCTGGAGGGTGTCGCCGCTGGCCAGGATGAGGTAGGGGTTGCCGTCGCTGTCGAGTGGGAGGCCGGGCCAGTTGACGGCGCTCATTAGGTTCTGCGCCGGGGTGCCGCTGGCAAAGCCGGCACTCTCGACCGAGGTTATCGCCATGCCGCCGTAGCGGACAGTCGAGCTGACGAGCTGCACGGTCAGGAGGTGGGTGGCGCTGGCGTCATTGTTGGTAGACCAGAGTGCCTTGCAGATGCTGCCATTGGTGCCCCCGGTGTAGATGGTCTTGTAGGTGCCTGCACTGTCGGTTCCTTGAAGGAACTGGACAGTGCCGCGATTAGGGGTTTGCGGGGTGACGTAGCTGTTCGGGCTGACAGCCGCCAGAGCAACTTGGGTGTGCAGAAGTGCTGCAATGCTAGCAGCAGCGAGCAGGCGTTTGAGCATCACAAACCTCCAAAGTTGACGCCGGCGAGGGCGGTACTGGCACGGTTGCGGGCGGTAGTGTCGGATGTCGGAACGAATTGAGCCTGAGCAGGTGGGTCGCAGTAGTGCAACAGCCAGATGGTCAGGAGTGCTGTTACTAGGAACCACCCTCTCATCTCACAGCCCTCCGAAGTTTCCAACAGCGTTGATGGCAATGTAGCGAACATGGAGTGTCGTGTTGCTGTTGGTGGAGTAGAACTCGCTTCCTAGGCTGGCGGCGATCGGGACGGCTGTTGAGTTGGTGAGGTTGGCGATAAAGGTCATTGCACTTATTGCTGCTAGCTGGGTGACAGATAGCGAGCCGCCTAGATTGCTGAATGCGGGCTGTTTGCAGGTAGCGTTGCTTGGATAACCGTAGGCGTTGAGCCATTGGTTAGTTGGGCAGGTGCTGCTCTGCGACCACGCAGCGACAGCTACTAGTCCTAGAACTGCAACTGCGAAGCAGGTTATGGCAGCGAGGCGGCGCATTGGCGGCTAGAATAGTGCAACGACGGGGAGGACCATGCCGACTACCTGAGCTGCGATCTGGACCGCGTTAAGGACGCTGGAGAGCCAGGCAGGAGTGCTGGCTGTGGTTGTGGCAGGGGTCGTGCCGGCGGCGAGCTGAGAGCAGAAGGCCGCGCCATAGGTGGCGATCTGGCTGACGGCCGCCGGAGCAGTTGAGGCTGTAGCGGCTGCAAGGATTGGGGCTGCGGTTGAGCAGGACTGTTGAAGGCTGGCGACAGTGGAGGCCGTCACACTGGCCACAGTTGCCGGGGTTGTGCTGGAACAGCCGACAAGGCCGAGCAGGGCGATAGAGGTGAGGAGCTTCTTCATGGCAGGATGTCCTATGATGCAGGGGTTGGGTCAGATGGAAGATGCAGCCAGGCGCCAAGGAAGTAGGTGAGGATCATTTGCTCGGCGGCGGCGACTGCGGGGGAGGTGTCGATGTGAAAGTAGGCCAGGATCGCGGAGGCAATCACGACACCTGCGGCAGCAAGGCCAGCCGAAGTTCCTGTGACGTGGACCGGAGAACTGGTTGAAACGGATTGGTAGGTTGTCGTTGTGCCGGCGGGAGAAGTTTCCTTTGTCGTAGTGGTGCTTGGAGCGCCAGGCGACGGCGGGAGAAGGCTGGGCTGTTGGGACAGGTCTCGGCCAAGGATGCTGCTGTCTGTCATCTGTTGTGCGCCTCAATTTGGTTGGCGTGAAAGACTTGCTGGAAAGTCTGCATGCCGAGATAGCCGAGGATTGCTAGGAGGATCGCGATCAACATTCCGCGTTGCCACCAGAGGTTCTTGATATTCTGCTCGTGTTGTTCATTGCGGGCTTCCGTGATGTTATCTAGCTTCTCGTACAGTCGGCGGATGCCCTCCCGAACTCGCTTGATCTCGCGCTTGGTCTCCCGGCGGACTTCCAGACAGTCTCGTAGGTGATGCTCGAACTGTGTCTCTATCGCTAGGGATCGAGCTGTCACGTCGGCTTGGTGCTGCGTCACTCCTTCCGGCATGAGGCAGGTCTCCTTGCTCGATGTTCACGTTGACGGTGAGGTTGGTCTGGAGCATTGCCGCAACTACGGCTTCGGCTGTCAGCGTGCCGTTTGCTTCCTCGGACTTACCATAAGCACCGAAGCCGGCAGCCTTGAAGAACTGCTCGCTGGCACGGAGAGCTACGTTGTTGTCTCGCATGTCATTGAGACCGCGCCTTAGGGCTGCCACGGCGAGCGGCTTCATGCTGATGAACTCGTCGTCAGCTTCCTTCAACCTCTCGGAGCGCCGGGCGATGTAGCGAGGATTGTTGCGGATCATCGACACTCGCTGCGGCGTCATGCCGAGCTTGCCTCCGATGTCAGCTGCTGTTAGTCCGCGCAGGTCGAGTGTCAGGATCATCTCCCAACGAGTGCTGATCGGGCGACCGTTGAGAGTGTTACCTACTGGCGGCCTTGGGTTGTTTGCTAGAAACCGAGCAGAGTTGTCTGGTCGCTGCTTCTGCTCATGTCTAGCGTCGAACAGCTCGCGCAGCTCACTTACCACTGACAAGTTCCGGCTCCTTGATAGCAGGTTCCCGCGTGGCTTGCTCGGCGATCTGACGGGCAAGGTCCGGGCGCAGCCTGCCGAAATCGCTGTCGAGTAGGCGGGCAAGGAGCCTGTCGGTGGCGTTGTTGCCGATGGCCGGGCGCTGATCCATGCAGGTAATATAGGCTGTCAAGGGGGAAGTGTCTAGTGTGGTGGTGGCCGGTGCGAGGCCAGGGCGAAGTGATTACATTATCGCTACAACCAGGTGTAGGTGCCAGTTGAAGTTAGAAATATATATATACCCCTAGGGGGTCTCCACCCCCGGCATAGCAGCTAACCAGCTCACCCGAAGGCAAGCTGGCTGCTGTCGCTGGTGAGTTAGCTAGATGGGGCTAGCCGCTGACTGGGCGGCGTCGAGTTGGCTAGGACCCACAGCTGTTCCAACACCACCTCCTCAATAACGTGGACAGCTGCCATAAGCTCGGCACTGTCCACCTCGATACCGGTGAGGAGGAGTAGAACATCGTTAAGCTGTAAAAGTACCGGATTGATAGCTTGCCTGATACTCTCACGATCCTTGGCACTGAACATGGATTGCTCCTAGTCCAGCAAGGCACCCTGCGCTCGCGCCATGCGAGACGCATTGCCTCGCCGATGTAGGTCCGTGCTGATCCGCCGAAACGCAGTGCGCCACACCGAGCGAGGTGCCAGGAGCGGAGCATGAGTTGCGAGAGACCAGAACGAGCCATCACCTGTCTGTAGCTCATGTCGCTGCGCCGGTCAACAGCAAATCGACGCAGGTTTCACCGGAGCTACGAGATCACCGCATCACCGCATCACCACGGGTGCTAGGGGGTGTTCTATATTTGGGTACGCCGTCAAGAGGGTTGTACCTCTCTCTCCTGTAGATAGCCCCAGACCACAAACCAGTCCTGTAGATAGCCAACTGCTCCAGAGCCACTAGTGACGAGGTGATGTGGTGGTTGGGGCGAGGGTGGCGGGATCGGGCATGGGGCAGGAGTTGAGCATTGTGCGCCACTAGTGATTTAGTGGTTGCACGCGGGCGCGGGCGCGGAGTATAAGTAGTGTGTGTTTAGCCAGGAGGAAGGAATGGACTACACAAGCCGAGGCGCGCGACTCTTGCAACGAGTAACCGCCGAGTGTCGAGCACGTGGCTGTATCACCGTTGAAGAGGTGACGATGCGGGTGCTGAAAATCTCCCTTACTTCTGGCTTGCCTGCCGAGCCTCTCCCGCTGACTAATCAATTGCTTGACGCCATTGCCGCGTACAACGGTGGGATGAGCGTCTCTGAAGTTCACGCAGCGCTCATTGGCGGGAAGACGATCTACACAAGTTTCAACCGCTATGTGTTGGAGTGAGTGGAAGAACCAATGAGCGCACCTATCACAGCCACCTACCTCGATCCCTATGCTGGCACGCCAGCACGCGCGCTAAAAGGAGCATGAAAATGACCATCATCCTCGGCCAATTTGACGGGCAATACCGCCAAGACGAAATCGACGCGATGAACGCCAAGGTCGCCGAAGTTCTCGAAGCGCATAACTTTGCAAAGGTCGATCTTTCCGACCGCGAGCGCGCCGAAATCGTCCGAGCGGTCGAAGGCGAAGTTTCCGGCAATTACGATCCGAACATTGGCTGGTCGGGTGTCGTCGAATTGATGCCCGCAAAGTGGGGCCGCTTCCTCGCCAGCCGTCGCGCACATCATCGACTGACGTTTTACGATCCGCGCCGCTGGCCAACGGCGCGGCGGTAAAGCTATGTGTGTGTTTAGGAGGGAGATCATGACGAAGCAAAATTGGCTCAATAAGCAGCTTGATCACGCTCATACGGTGGTGCAGTCGTGGAGTTCCTGGAAACGGGAGACGATCAAGTCGCAGATCGCCGACGTCAGCGGCGCGGCGGTAAACCGCCAGGAGGAAGGAATGGACTACACGATCCACGTCAACAGCGAAAGCCCGCTTGAGCGCAAGCGAACCTATATCGAAATCCTTCCTTGCATTGGTGTCGTCGAGTGCGTCATCGAACAAAGCATCTACAAAGTGTTTCAGCAACGCTATGAGCCGACTAAACTCATAATCTTCTCTCTCTCACCGGATGATGCTGAAACACTCGCCAGGCAACTTCTTGACCACGCACGCCAAGCGCGGTTAATAACTCCAAACAAACAGAGGTGATGAGATGCACTGCGACGAATGCGAGATACTGGCAATCAATGGCGTAGCCTGCCACGAGCATGGCTGTCCTCACAGCAAAGATCGCTGGGACGGTGAGCAATGGATCGCACAGCGGCGATGCTTCGCTTGCGGCTGCACGGTAGACCGAGATGATCCTTGTTGTAGCCAGGAGGTAGAAGATGACATCTAGACCGCTTTTTGAAAAGCGCCATTTTGAATGGCTAGCTGATTGGTGTGGGATGCAGGAACGTGATGCAAGGCGCGATTACAGCAACGCACCTATTATGTTATCCATCTCCAGCGCTAAACAGGCGGACAAGCTGGTACAGGATATGGTGAAGTATCTTTACAGCACTAACCCCAACTTCTCCCGTACGCAATTCTTGAACCGTGCTGCACAGGTTGCCAGCGGCGAGCGAGTCTGTGCACGCCCAGGAGAGAGCTACTTTCGTCGCGAGCGCAAAGTCGAGGTAGGAGAATGCCAGTCGATTTGCTAATCAGCATCGCCGCTGTAGGTTGGTGCCTGTTTAGCAGCGGGTGCTTTTGTAGCTTGTACCTACAACCCTTGCAACGAAACTGGTCTGCGAGATTGCGGACGCTAAGGAGAGATTGAAATGTCCAAAATCAACATCAGCGATCAAAAGGAGCGTGCGGTTCTGGTGACTACCGTCCATCGCGGGGTATTCTTCGGTTATGCCACCGAAACGGATGGCGATACCATCAAGCTTCGGCGCGCTCGCAATTGTGTCTATTGGCCGGCCGAGAATCATGGCTTCCTTGGCCTCGCTGCTGAAGGCCCCAAAAAAGGTGCGCGAGTCGGCCCGGCTGCGGATATTGAGCTTCGCAATATCACTTGCGTAGCCGAATGCTCAGCCGCTGCGATCGACGCATGGGAAGCTGGGCTATGGTCGCGATAATTCGAGGCGACGGCTATGGCTCCAGCTTCGGCGACGGCGACGGCTCCGGCTATGGCGATGACTATGGCTCCGGCTACGGCGATGGCTCCGGCTACGGCGATGGCAACGGCGATGGCTACGGCAACGGCTCCGGCTGTGGCTCCGGCTACGGCGACGGCGACGGCTACGGCTACGGCTCCGGCTACGGCTCCGGCTACGGCGACGGCTCCGGCAACGGCTCCTCTCAAGATATCGTTTGAAAAGGGAAAATCATGTCCAAAACCACCCGAATCGCTGCCGCAGCGGTTGGCGAGCTCTTGAACCGTGGCGAGGTCGCGCTCGTCCAATGGTTACTGGGCCAGGACAACTCTAGGATCACTAGAGCCTTCCTCCTAGCCGAATGGGAGAATATGTGGCAGGGCAGGTCAGTCTATCTCGCCATGCTGCATCAGTGCCACGAAGATGTAGAGAGGTCGATACGATGCTCCCTGATGAGATAAGCCTAATCTGGCTCGCCTACTTTCTAATCGCCTGCTGGGCAATCTATGGCATATGGAGAAACACACGATGACAGACGATGCGACGCCGCGAGAGACAACTAGTACCAACTGGCGCAAGCCAACAGCGGGTGAACTGCTGTCTTTGCAAATAATAGCCGGGAGCCTAACAGTCATGGCAGCCGAAATCGCCGGCATGACTGACGCTGACATCATCGTGATCGGCCTTGAAATGGCCGCTATGGCAATCAACGCCGGGCAATTTGATCCTGCCCAAGCAGACTTGCTTGCGGGCCAGTTCCTCACAGAACGGATTGTCAGCTACAGCAAGGCAGCCGCCGAGCAGGCTGCGAAGAAACAGGAGAAGGAATGATGTCTAGCACCACCACCCGCGCGCCGCGCTCCGATGCCCGACGCGACTATCGCCAGTTCCCGGCCGCCTACACGCTGCTCCTCGAACAGTTCGAGGCCACCGGCAAGCCGATCCGGCTGGAGATGAACACTCTAAAGGATGCCAAGGCAGCTCGCCGGGACTTCTACAGGTTCAAAGGCTTTCTAATGCGCGCGGTTGATGATGATCACGATGAGTATGCAAAGGAACTGGTCGCCATCTTCAACAAGTGCAGCGTCCGACTTGAGGGCACCGCACCGGGCCAAGTTCCCGCGATGATCCTTGACCGCAATCCGCTCGTTCGAGCGGTAGAGGCCCTTGCAGCTACAAACTAATTCAGCTACACTCCCTCCCCGGCCAGCGATCCATGCGGCACTCGCTGGTCCGTCTACCCACCACCTCGCCGCTTGAAGGAATCAGCCATGCCTAAGATCAAAGCCGCGTCCGTCAGTGTCAAAGACGGCAACCCCGTGTTCTCCATCTTCGGCCCGCCTGTGGACAACAAACAGGCCGTAGTCGGCGAACACGTTGCCGACATGACTGCCATCGCCGAGAAGCAGCCTGCCTTGTATAAGCACTGCGCCGCCGTCGGCTTCGCCGCCCTAGCACAACAGCGCTACACGGCCAAACAAGGCGACAAGCGGCCCGACGTGGTTGTGGAGGTGAACAGGCTACACGAGCTGATGCGCGCCGGGACCTGGACACCCGGCAGGATGGCCGGTGAGAAGCAACCCTCGCCGCTGGTCGAGGCGATGGCCGAGCTGTCTGGAGTACCGATACACGTTATCGAGGAGCGGATGAAAGACAAGAGCATCTTTAGCAAGTCCAAGGTCGCCGAGCTGCGTTACGATCCGACGATTGCTGCCAAGGTGGCCGAGATCAACAAGAAGCGCGCTGAGGCGCAGGCGGCAGCGGCTAAGGCTGCCGGGAAGGGCCAGGCGAAGCGGGTCGATCTTGGATCGCTGTTCGGGCAAGCGGCTTAGCGCCGGGGCTAGCGCGACGTGAGCGCGGGGCGGCATTGGTCCCACTGGGCCGGTGCTGCCCTTCGTGCGTCAGCGGCCACCGCAGGCGGTCTAGCGGCCATCGAGGGTGTGACACTTTGACACAGGGACGCCTCGCCCAAATCTGATTACATTATCCCTCTCGACCTCCCCTCGGAGCCTCGCGCATGGCTGACGGTCTGGACATCCTGCTAAGCCAAGTCAGCAACCGATCTGCCGACATCCAGCGCGCCGAACGCGCCAACCAAACGGCAGCTATCCTAGCAGGCCAAAAGCAAGCCAAGCCAGAAGCTATCGTGCTGGTAATCACTGTAGCCACCTGTCAGTGCGGCAGAGTACATCGCCTCCCCAACCCGGCAATCCTAGTCCGCTACGGTGACAAGTCACAACACCAGAACAGCATTCATCATCGCCGCCAGTCGCTAGAGCACTTCATGCTCCTGCCGCACGAGAAAAAGGAGCTGTTGATCGACATTGCATTCTGCGAGGATTGTTTCTGATGTCAGCAATGGCATTTACCAGAGGCCAGTTCTCGATCTATCTCTCCAAGCTGCGCGGTCATGCAGCATCAGCAAGAGGAACCAGCAACATGACAGTAGCTCTACAACAACTCACCGACGCAATCACGGCCAACACGAATGCTGTGAATGGGCTTGTCGCCGCGTTGAGCAAGGTCGCTTCCACCGGGACACCGGACAGCGCACTTACTCCGCTGATATCCCAGGTCGAGGAGTCAACGGCGGCCCTGAGTGCCGCCACGGCAGCGCTTGATCCAGAGACCCAGGCGATGTCCGCCAGCGCCTAATGGCCCAACGTGCTCGTCCTGACGGCCGCAAGTCGGCAGACACTGAGGTGATCACGCTTCGCCTTGGCGCGTCGCGTGTGCATGAGGTGAAGCTGCTACTTGTTGATCCTGCTACCGGCAGGATGCCTTATGGTGCTTGGGGTCGAGCACTGGACGAAGCGTTGGAGCTGTGGCTGGAGAGAAGGAAGATTGCGGCATGACCGTAACTGACAGTGACATAGACACTCAAATCGCTCTACAAGACTTTCGCCAGCGGGTGTTGAACAGGCAACCTATCCAGGCGCACGAGTATCGAGCGATAATGAACCAGCTACAGCGGAATGTCGCTAGTCGGGCTGCGGCGATGTCATCGGCTAGCAGGAAAGCTAAAAAGGCTACCAGCGCCGAGTCAGCGAAGCCGGTCAACTTACTAGAATTGTTCGGGCCGAAGTCGTGAGACGTGCACAGATTGACATCACGCTAACATGAACGATCCAGCCACCAACGAGCTGCTAGACAAACTAGCAACCGTCGTGCAGGAGCACAATAATCCTGCTCCGCGCCAGCTCACTAGAGCTGAACAAGCTGCCAAGACCAGCCAACAAACCACGTCAGAGCTGCCTACTCAAGCAGGTCCTCTCGGCATCCGGTTTGACTTTAACGAAGGCTGCCGCATCTACCTGCCGACCCTCGCTGAAGGCTTCTATCGTGTCCGCATCCGTGACCTGGATACAGGAAACACGTTGATCGACACGGGAGATTACAAAGGCGGCTGGGTGCGATCCTCTCGCCTCTACTACTCTCGCTTCTGCATTGAGATCAAGGTGGGCGAGGAAGGCAGCAGTGACGGAAAGACCCTGATCCTGCGCCATGACTACGATCCGACAGGCAGAGACATCCTTATCAATCTCCCTCCTGGCACCCTCGGCGACAGCATCGGCTGGTTCAGCTACGTGCCACAGTGGCTAGTTGAGCATCCAGGGTCAAAGCTAACCTGCCGCATCCAGCGTCGCATGATCCCGTTGTTCTCTCCAGGCTATCCAGATATCACCTTCCTCCCGTGCGAGGAATCGCTAGACGCCTCCAAGGGCTACTATGCGACCTATCACCTCGGCCTGTTTTACAAAGACACCGAACATGTCTGCGCGCCATGTGATCACCGTCTAGTAGGGTTACATCGCACCGCAGCCTACATCTTAGGTCTCGACCCTCTAGAACACCGGCCACGCATCCAGCCGGACTTTAAAGGTCGTCCAATCGAACAACCCTACGTCTGTATCGCCACCCAAGCCACAACTCAGCCGAAGTATTGGAACAATCCAACAGGCTGGATAGAGCTGATTGCCTGGCTAAAGGAGCAAGGCTACCGTGTCATCTGCATCGATGCAGTGAAGGCTCATGGTGACGGTACTCACTACAACACTATCCCTTGGGGCTGTGAGGACCAGACCGGAGATCGCCCGCTCATAGAGCGAGTGCGCTGGTTGCGACATGCAGAGTTCTTTGTCGGCCTTAGTAGTGGGCTATCATGGCTTGCTTGGGCTGCCGGGTGTCCTGTTGTCCTCATCAGTGGCTTCACGCATCCAATCAATGAGTTCTACACGCCCCACCGTGTTATAAACTACCACACCTGCAACTCCTGCTGGAACGACAGCCGGCATGATTTCGACAACAACGATTTCCTGTGGTGCCCCCGCCACGCAGGAACAAGTCGCCAGTTCGAATGCACCCGGCTGATCACTACAGACCTAGTGAAGCGAGTTATCCAGCCACTGCTGAAACACTAACTGAGGGGCCTCCCTTGGACCTAGAGCAATTCCCTTTCCCTGCCACTATCGACAATACTATGCGAGAAGAATGGTGGAAATGCCGCCACAGCTTCTTTCGCCGTCATATCCAGGGACTTCAACACATCCCGCTTGGTGCTCCAGGCGAGCAGCCGCCGGATGTAAACATCCATCTCCATTTCGGCGGGGCACTTGCGCGGGGGCTAGAGATCACTCGCAAGTCTTGGACGCAGGACGGCAAGTCTAACGATCAAGCAATGCAGGATGGCGCAGAGGCACTTATCACCGCCTGGGGCGAAGCGATCCTGCCGCCGCCAACCACGCGCAACGAGGAGAACAAAACCCTCCAGTCCTGCCTCCTAGCCCATCAAGCCTACTTCCGAGAGTGGCCCCTAGACGATCCGATGCAGAAGGTGGCTACCGCAGAGGGACAAGCCATCGTCGAGTTCAGCGGCGCGCTTCCCATACCTGGATGCTACCATCCTGTCACCAAGGAACAGCTACTCTACTCCGGTCGTTTTGATGGAATGCTCGACCGTGGCAAGCTGTGGGGGCTGGACGACAAAACAACTGGGAGCCAAGTATCATCCTCAGCATGGCGGGCCCAGTGGCAATTGAATGGACAGTTCACCGGCTACTGCTGGCTGGCTCAAGGCTACGGCTTCAGAGTCAGCGACTTCTTGGTCCATGGGATACAAATTCTCAAAACAGATATAAGGCTTGCAGAGGTATTGTGCCCTCGGCCGGCCTGGATGGTGGAACAGTGGCTGGGTCAGCTACAGGCTGATGTCAAGCAGATGATTGTGGCTTATGAAGTGTTTATACTAGGTCTAGAAGTAGATGGCTTCATACCATCGCATCCTTTCGCTCAAGCCCTCGGTCATGCCTGCGTCAGCTTCAACCAGCCCTGCCAATACCTGACTGACCTGTGCGGCCAGCCTAATCCTGACGACTGGCTTGACAGGTTCCGAGTTGAGCGCTGGAACCCTTTGCGGAGGAAGGTAGATGAATAAGGAAGAACCAGACAGCGGAGAGGAAATAACTCTAGAGGTGTGGGAAGGTCAGAATAGCCCAAGGTCTCTAGGAGCCTTCTTGATAGGAGAGTGGGTCAGAGAGCAGCATCCGCAGAAGCTGTCGGTAAAAATTGTCTGGATCGAAGGATTCTCAACATGAAGTCCAACGTCCTCCTGATGGGCGAGATCGGCAGCGGCAAGACACGCTCACTGCTCACCCTACTGCCAGAGTTCTCCGACCCGCACACAGGGCAGGTGCTGAAAGGCGCTGGCCTGGAAACCTTCGTTATCGCAATGGAGCCTGGATACGAGGCAGTGTTCGGCAGCAATGGCTGTGAGCAAGGCCTTCACGTCCATTACATCGCACCCGCCGTAGTTAGCTGGGGTACAATCAGGAAGTACGTGGGACTGCTCAGCCAGAAGAGCTTGGACGAGGTTCTAAAGATGACAGACCCCGGCAAGGCACAATACACCCAGTTCATGGAGGTTTTTAACTGCTGCGCTGACTTCAAATGCGACACTTGCGGTCGTAGCTTTGGCGACATTAGCGAGTGGGATGCCACAAGAGCCATCTGCCTCGACGGCCTCACCTCCCTCTCCAGTGTCGCCATGCACGCAGTAGTCGGCGGCAAGCCGATCCGCACCTTCCCTGAGTACGGTGCTTGCATGGAGTTCATTGAGGCATTCTTCAAGCTCTACTGGGGCAACACCAAATGCACTGCCGTCTGCCTCGCCCACATTGACAGAGAGAAGAACCCGACAAGTGGCTTATCCACTGTCACTGTGCACACCTGGGGACAGAAGCTAGCTCCACGGCTAGTAAAAATCCCTGACGAGGTAATCATCGCACAGCACGAAGATGGCCACTACACATGGTCAACTCTCGACAGCGACATGGTGCTCAAGCGCCGCCGACTGCCGGAAAGTCCAGACCTCAAGCCAACATTCGTTCAGCTATTCACCTAGGAGCCACCAATGGGCATCAATCCAACAGCCTTCCGCCACGCGATCATTCGTCCGGTGTTACTGCATCTTGAAGAACATGCAGGCATCTCGCACACTCCAGCAGCGGAGGACTTGCTGATGATCACCGCTGCGCTGGAAAGCTCGCTAGGCTCCTTCCTGCCTGTCTATGGCATGACTGATGCGATGATAGGTGAGCTGGATGACAGCTTCATCACACCCAGCCCACGCTTCAAGCCGGCAGTAGCTGGGCTGCTCGCCAGCACGATCCCGCTTCGCCTTCAATGCATGTGGAACCTCTACGCGGCCACGGCCACAGCTCGGCTCTGGTACTACCGCGTCAAGTCTCCGTTGCCAGACGGAGACAATCTCCGCGATCTGCTTCAATACTACGAAACCAATTTCACTGGCCAGTCAACTAGCGACCTCCGTTGGAACCAAGCATTGCAGCTAACCGACTTGATAGGAGATCATCATGCCTAGCAAAGGCTTCGACACAGACACGCCACTGACCCAGGCGGCTATCACCGCAGCTAAGTCAGCAGGATACATCGCCGCCGGACGCTATCTCAAGAACCTGACACCAGCAGAAGTAGCTCTCTGCTCCAAGAACCAGTTCGGCCTGTGGCTAATCTTTGAAGGTGAAGGGAGTCAAGAGACCTTCCAAGAGGGCAATCAACGCGGAAAGGCTGACGGAGCTACCGCCTACCAACAGGCAAAAGCTCTCGGCGTCCCGCCCGGCTGCACGATCTTCTTCGCTGTGGACTATGACGCGCTAGCTGGCGACATAGCTAAAATCACAGACTACGCCACCGGCTTCGTCAGCAACCTCGGAGAATACAAGTACGGTGTCTACGGCGACGGAACTGTGCTAAGCTCTCTACCCGACGCTCCAGGCTACGTAGCCGGCGCTGATGGTTGGGATGGCACAGAAGCCTATCTAGCCACCGGCAAGGCAGCTCTGATCCAGCACGCCACGGTCGAGCTAGCCGGGATCAGCATGGACCCAGTAGACATCATCAAAACAGACGTGCTGTGGGTTCCTGAGGCGTCAGCCACCACTACACCAATCCCAACCGCCGCGCAGCTTCAGGCAGCGCTAGGCATCTCCACCGATGGCATTTGGGGTCCACAATCCCAAGCAGCTCTGGCCTCCTACTATGCCAAGCAAGATTAATCCTGAGCTACTACAGGATGAGATAAATCGTCCTGGCTGTAGAAACCCTCTACGCAGAAACATCTACCAGCGCACGCGCACTGGAGCGCTTCACTGTACACCGGGGAAGGTAGTAGAGTTCGATCCCCCAAGCCGCACGACGACTGTGCAACCACCACAACCACCACAACCACCACAACCACCACAACCAAAGGAACCAACCAATGCCTAGCCCGTTCGACTTCAGCAGCTTTATGACCGACACTACCTACGATGCCACCAAGATTGACTACAAGTGGCACAATGTCCCCGAGGGTGGCTACATGGCCCAGCTCAAGGAGTTCGCCCGCAGTGCCGAACAGGACGTGGACAAGTGGAACGGTCGCCACGTCATCACTGCTGACGTGATGTGGATCATCCAGGACGAAAACCTCAAGTCCGAGCTGAACCTGACGGAGATCACCGTCAGGCAATCCTTGATCGTCGAGCGAGCTGGCCCTGGCGGACCGATCGATTGGGGCACTAACAAGAACATGGGCCTCAAGAACCTCATGCTCGCCACCGACACCAACAAGAACAAGAACTGGAACTTCGGCCACCTGCTCAACCAGGTCGCCTGGGTCACGGTGAAGAACCTGCCCTCCAAGGCACCCGGCGCAGACCCTGAGGTGTTGTACAGCAACATCACGAAGGTCGAACCTCTCGCGGCCGGTCGGGCTGCTTATGAGGCCAAGCAGAAAGCGGCCTGATCGCTTGGGACAAGACGGAGAGTGTCCCTCCTATAACAACCCCGTCAGGCTGTGGGAGCTTGTCTTTCTCAGCTCCGCGACAGCCACCCTAAAGCTCTTCTACAGCGGGGAGCCTTGCAAACTCCCCGTCATAGAGTGACTGGAGGATCAAGAGATGGCAGATTTAATCTACAGGTGTCCACGCTGTGGAGAAAGTTTCGTTAGGGAGAGCGGGTTGCAATATCACATAGATCATCTCTGTGTAGAGGAGATAGGCATCTCTAAGAAACCAACCGCAGAAACTATCTGCCTGGAGGCTGCCAAGCTGGTCGGCGGTGATCGTCAAGTCCCTCACGGCGACAAGACAATCAACTTCCAGAACACCGCCGACGTCTGGAACGCGATACTTCGTGCCAAGGCCCGGAGAGAGGGTTATGTAGGTGGCCTGCAAGTAGAGCTAGACGCTCTCGACGTAGGCAACATGTTGGAAGCCTTCAAGATCGCCCGGCGCTACAGTGGAGTCTACAATCCAGACGACTACATCGACGGTGCAGGTTACGCAGGATGCGCAGGAGAGATTGCTGCGCAGGCGGATACTAAAGATGCCTAGACACGCAATCGATCTGCGCGGGCAGCAATTCGGCCGGCTTCGCGTCATCCGACGCAGCTACTTCCCTTCTCGCCACAGGGAAATATACTGGTACTGCAAGTGCACCTGCGGGAAACTCACTCATGTTATAGGACGAGAGCTGCGCCGGGGACGTACAAAGAGCTGCGGCTGTCTACAACGTGAGTGCGCTGCTGCGGTTGGTCGTGCTAGGAAGAAAGCATGACACGCTGGATTGAAAGCGGCGATCCACGCTCCCCGGTTTGGATCATCGCCGAGGCTCCAGGCGAGGATGAAATCCGCCAGGGCCGTCCGCTTGTCGGACAGAGTGGACAAGAGCTTGACCGCTGCCTGCGTGATGCTGGCTGGCCTCCAGATTTCCAGTTCTTTCGTACCAACATCTGCCATCAGCGCCCGCCATCCTACCAGAACAAGTATGGAAAGTGGATACATAATGATATTGAGCAATTCTTCGTCAGTCGTGCGGAAGCTAAAAGGTCCGATGTACGAGAACTACTTGGTAGGTTTCCACTTGATCCTGTCACAGAAGGAATTGATCGACTTAGCAACCATCTTCAACACTTCCGGCCTACACTCATTATCGCTCTCGGAGGAATTTCGCTGTGGGCGTTGGGCGGTAAGGAAGGTATCCTTAAATGGAGAGGAAGTATTCTCTCTACGGAGAGTGGGATCAAAGCCATCTCCACCCTCCACCCCGCCGACATCCTCTACCAGTGGCAGCACCGGCCACTTCTAGTCCAAGACCTTCGCCGGGCGCTGCGGGAGAGCAAGTATTCCGAGATCAGGAGACCAACATGGAATTTCGTGATCGCTCCTACTATCGCTGATCTTCGAGACTGGCTGTTACCGTGTATCGAGCGCAGACAGCCACTGGTATGCGACACGGAAGGATGGGGAGTGGTAGACTGCGTTGGTTTCGCCGCCAACAGCAAAGATGCCATCTGCGTACCATTTGTCCGCGAAGCTGGACAGCTCACAACCTATTTCACGCCGGGCGATGCCGAGCAGGCAATGAGCCTGTGTACCGCGGCCCTGCGCCAGTGTCCCGTAACGTTTCACAACGCCACCTGGGACTGTCAAGTAATCGCCCGCCGCTGGGGAATGCTGCCGAACCTAACTGATGACACAATGGTAATGCAACACGCCTTGTTCCCCGGACTACTTGGCGGAAAGATTGATCCGACTACTGGGACAGTTGAGAAGAAAGGTTCTTCCCTCAGTCTCTCCTTCATCGCCTCAATGTATTGTGAATACTACTCTTACTGGAAAGATGACGGACGAGTACGCGGTGATAATTACGACGATGACACATACTGGAAATATAACTGTGAGGATTGTGTACGCACATACGAGTGTAGAGAGGTTCTTACAGAGGCTCTTAGAAGTGCCGGCCTGGAGGAGCAATACAGGTTTCTGATGTCCTTGTTTGCTCCAGTCCTGTCAATGATGTTCCGAGGAATGCGCCTGGACAGGGAGCGTGTTAAAGACATCAAGAACAGCATTGTCAAACAGCGAGCTGATCAACAACAATGGCTAGACACCGCTGTAGGCTTCCCGCTCAACGTCGGCAGTGCGCCTCAGGTCCACAGCTTGTTCTACGACGACTTGCGGCAGCAGAAAGTTCTCCACCGCTCAACCCGCAAGCCTAGTGTTGACGACACCGCGCTTGAGACCATCGCGCGCCGTCAACCTCTGCTACTGCCACTCTGCCGCACAATCCAGAACATCCGCTCCCTCAACACCAATGAGCGGAATTTCGTGGCGGCTGCGGAGAAGGCTAAAGACCGCCTCTACACCTGCTTAAACATCACCGGCGCAGAAACATTCCGTTTCAGCTCAAACGAGACTGCGTTCGGCGAGGGATGTAATCTACAGAACCTCACCAGACCACCGGAGGATCAATGACTGCCATCAAAGATGCAGCTTTCCTAACCGACTGGGCAAGCAAAATAGCCATCAATCGACGCAGTAGCTTGCCGCTCCGTGTGGTCCGGTACATTGAAGCAATTCAGCACATGGACCATGAGCAGCTTTGCCTGTTTCTTGCCCTGGCCCTAATCATCGGGCATTTCGAGCTGCCACCGTTTCCAGATGAGGAATAGGAGTAAGCCAAAATGGTGCGATATCCCATCTACAAGGAGACAATCGATGCCCCCTGAGAACCTTCCCTTTCTAGGCGCTACCAACGACGACATGATCCAGGTGCGAGACAGTCAGAGACGCCTGCTCGGTGCGATCCCGGCTGATCGCGTACCGGCGGATGCGTATAGCTACATCGATGCTGAGGGGAAAGCTTACCCTCTCCGCCTAGCCGGGCTGACCTGCATCGAGATCACAGAGCCGGTAGAGTTTGATCCTGCCAACTTCCCCGGCTTCGTGTTCTATGCCAATGGGCCAACGCTGGGCCAGCTCAAAGCCGAGGCACAACTTATCCGGCCGGATGATCCTGACATCGGCAAAGCACCATGAGCGGATCATTTGCCGGCTTCAAGTCTCGCAAGGGCGAGGAACTTCGGCTGGATGCTTCCCAGCTAAATCAGCGTATCGACATCATCCGGAGAAACGGGACGGTGGTGTTCAGTGTACATGAGGAGGAAGCACGCAACCTAGTTCTAGCCTTGAAGCTACACTTCGAATACAACTGCTGGGAGTGGCCGACGTGAGCATCTTGATCATTGACACCGAGACAACTGGTGTAAACCCTCGCGAGGCGAGGATAGTTCAACTGGCAGCCTATCACATGGGCGATGGTCCAGCATGGCCTTTTCTCGGGCAGCTCAATGAGATCATCCGGCCACAGGGCTTTATGATCCCCGAGGAGGCCACAGCCATCCACGGGATAGATCAAGACACAGCCCTTCGCAAAGGCCGTCCACTCGCCAGCGTGCTTGATCAGCTCCATGCGCTAGCAGTCGAAGCCTTCTCCGACAATCTCGACCCCTGGCTGGTCGCGCACAATCTCAACTACGACTTCGCCGTACTCTGTCACGAGTTCGAGCGGATAGGTGCTTCCTCCTACGCCCTGACACGTCTCTTTCCCATGTGCACAATGCAAGCAATGACCCGGAGATGTAATCTCCCCGGCAAGTACCCCGGAAAGCCAAAGTGGCCTAAGCTACAGGAAGCCTACACGTTTTGCTTCCCCGAAGGGTACACCAGCACAGACATTGCTCAGGCCCACACTGCAATGGGAGATGTGCTCAAGTGCCGAGATATCTACAAACACGGCTGGGAGCAAGGATGGTGGGGTAGCAAGGTAGGACAGTAACCTGTGCCACTACCAGACCCTTATACTCTCTCCCCGCCTAACATCCGGGCAATGCTTGTGCCTGATCCGGGCTATTGCTTTGCTGAGGTGGACCTGAGTGGTGCCGACGCACAGGTAGTCGCCTGGGAAGCAGGCGCGGAGAATTTGAAGCGTAAGCTACAAGCAAGCTACGATCTACATACAGAGAATGCTTATCACATCTATGGTCGAGATATCTCGCATCCTCGCCACACTCTCCATGTCAACGGGATGACCTTCCGAGACAACGCAAAACGTGCTGTGCATGCAGCTAACTATGCTGTCAGCTACCGAACGCTGGCGCAGAGCACAAGCATCACCGAGGCCAGAGCTACCGCCTTTCTTAACTGGTGGGCCAAAACAGAAAACCCCGCAATCGGCGAGTGGCATGAGAAAACAGAATACACTCTTCGCAGTCGCAGGATGCCAGTCATCCGAAACGCCTGGGGGTTTCGAAAGACATACACTGAGCGCTACAGCCCACAGCTACTACATCAAGCTCTAGCCTGGATCGCGCAATCAACAGTCGGGGTGACGATCAACAAGATTATGTGTAAGATTGATTGTTGCTTGGACCTGTTAGGGCAGCCTAGATGCGGAAAGTGTCTGGTCTGCCGGCTCCAGAGCCAAGGAAGATTTAACGACCTGCAACTGCAACTTCAAATCCACGACAGCGTGTTGATGCAGATACGGCTAGATTGTTGCGGGGAACTGTTCCCTCTCGTACTTGAAGCCGCCAAAGTATCGATCCCTTACGCTGATCCGCTAGTAATTCCCTGTGAACTTAAATGGTCCCCTGTTGACTTTAGCTCGATGGAGAAGTGGGATGACAGCAAGTAAACCTAGCGCAGCTGCTCTCGCGGCAGAATGGGACCCGCGTCCGGGAGATGCGGTTATGCCGAAACGTGGTGTTCATAAAGGCCAAATCGGTATGCTTCATATGCCGTGGGGACCGCCTGCAGGTTATTGTCGCGTTCAGTTTGGCTCTGACGGACCCTGGCAGGTTTACAAATTACGAAACCTGATTCCTGCAACCAAAGCCGAAATCAAGGCGCAAGGAAAAGATGGAGTCGGTGGTTTGCGAGGTTTCGATGCACCTCGTTAGCCAACCCCCTAGATACCCCTACCTGATCCCCCCCCCCCTGAAATAGAGCTATCATCACCATAATGCCTCGTCATCACAAAGACTGGATACATGCCTATGTGGACAAGATGGCTCCGCGTAGTGAAGCACCTAGACGCTACCTCTACTGGTCCGCTGTGGCTGCTGTTGGGGGTGCTCTGCGCCGCCGCTGCTATATCGATATGGTCACTTTCAAGTGGCATCCTAACTGGTTCATCATTCTTGTTGGCCCTCCCGGCCTAGTAAAGAAATCCACAACAATCGACGTAGCGATGGGATTGCTGCGGAAGGTTCCAGGCGTCAACTTCGGATCAGACATCAACACATGGGAAGGTTTCATTGACGAGATTGAATACGCCAAAGACGCCTTCGCCGTAGGTGATATCAGCGAGAATATCATGGAGCAGAACTACGAGATGACTTCTGCTATCACACTCAGCATCAGCGAGTGGGGGATGTTTCTTGATCCGAAGAACTTGACAATGATCAACGTGTTGACTGATTTGTGGGACTGCAAGGACACGGCCTTGACAAAGAACACGAAAACGCAGGGGCGGAATGTTGTGACAGCTCCTTATCTGAACATGGTCGCCGGAACTACGCCGAAGTGGATGGGAGACAACTTCCGCTTTGTGGGCTGGGGCTTTAGTGCCCGGTGTATCTTTCTGCACTGCGACAAGGCTGAGAGAAGCATTGCGTTTCCTGATCAGTTGTGGGGAGATGAAGCCGGGACATGGAGGGACAGTTTCATTGAGGACTTGTGTGATATTTCTACCCTACAGGGACCAATGGAACTTGCCCCCGACGCTCGCGCATTCGCCTCAGAGTGGTATCAAGCAAACCAGGAGCGGATCACCGCATTCTCACAACATCCTAATGCTGATCCCTGGGTGGCAGAGTATCTTGCCAGGAAGCAAACACATATAATGAAGCTTTGCATCTGTCTGAGCGCCGCCCGGCGAACCAGTCGCCTGATCACCCTCTCCGACATGCGCGAGGCGACAGATGAATGCAACAGGATTGAAGATGAACTAACCAAAGTATTCGGCTCCAAACGCAATGTTAGCAGGATTGCCGAGCTAAACCAAGATGTATGGAACGGTCTCTACAACGGGATCGTGAAGTCAGGCGGTGAGATCACCTACAGGCAAGGAATGCGCTTCTGCTTCGGCTTCATGTCGCGTGGAGAGGCTGTTGCCCTGATAGATCAGCTTATAGAGATGCAATACCTCAGCAAGCACGTTGATCCGACACCGGGAAACACTGTCACAGTGCTAAGGCTAGGTGCGCACTTCCAGAACGGAGAGAAGCAAGACGCCTAGAAGGGGCTAGCCTCTCCTGCATACTCTTGTGCAGCTTCCCGCCCAGCGGCTAGCCCATAGGCTCTATACTTAGTCTCAATCGACTTGATCAGCCCTTCAAGCTGGGGGCTGTCACTGCGCATCTTCCCTGCTGCTCGGACAAGCGGCAAGATCGCTGGCACCCGCGCCATGTTGTTTATTGCGGTAAACAAGGCATGACTTGCATAAGGGGCTATAATCATCCCGCCGCCAAGCGCCATCCGCTCAAGCCTTCCATGCATCGCACCTTGTATAATCTCCTCAGCTCCTACAAATGGCAACCACGAGCGAGTGCCCGCAAACCAGGTCCGATGCTTCTCCGGAGTCATCGCAACTCGGTCAGCAATCTTCGCCCAGCCAAGCATGTTCTCCACACCATCCCGATCGAACAAGGTTTGCAGGCTTTCTTGGTTCTCTCTCAACCACCCAACCGCCTTCGCAATGCTGAAAGGCTTCCCAGGCTCTTGTCCCTTGTTAAGCATCTGAAAGATAGCCATCCCCTTCATGTCCTCTCTGCCGCGAGGACCGACTGCTCTAGCGAGAGTTTGGAGCTTGATAGTATCCCCTCCCTCAATCGTCTTGATCACCCTGTCGAAGAACATCGCCGGAGTGATGGTTTTTTCAAGTTGGGCGGGATTAGCACTGCCAAATATCTCTCTCAGCGGACCTAAGTTCTCAGCATAGAACTTGTTCGCTTGATCCGCTCGACGCAAGAATACTTCTACTGTCATGCCCATACTAGCTGCTTCCCCGGCAGCGGCAGTCATCAGTCCTTCTTTGATCCTGGTTAGCTGATATACTGCTGCGCTATCCTTTACAGCTTGGCGCAAGCCACGATTTACAGCAGTTAGGGCAGCGCTGAACTTGCTGGGCGAGATGGGATCAGGGGCATAAGGAGGCGGTTTGTCAGGTGGCGGCGGTATGCGTCCACTGTCAATATCTCTTCTAAGTATCGCATCCTTGTACAGCGTTGGCACACCTGTTGCGTACTGTTTCTCCCAGTCGTCTCTCTCTTTCTGATATGCCTTTATCTCCTGCTCACTTCCTGCCCTCGCGGCATCCTCATCTCGAAGCCCAAGCTCCTCATATACCCTGTTCGCATATGTTTTAGCTTGCGGAGCTACAGCAACACCGTTGACCCTGCTCTCGTTCGCGTAACCAGACACGACACCTCTAAGGATGTCACTATCAAAGCCTTCAAATGCTCTACCAGCGAGGTTCCTGGCTCCATAGTTTCGGTTGTTCTGCGCCCACAAGCCTTTAGTGTAGGTAAGAAAGTTAGCCAGGGGCTGAGCTGTGTTCCTGCCAACAGCCTGCACACTGTCCTGTAATGTCTTTAGGAATGTATTGTAGGTTCCTTTGTCAGCCAGACGCTTAGCAGCCCAAGATGCAGAATTACCTACAATTCTCCCCACCTCCCCTCCAATCGCACCGAACACACCTTCAAGCACCCGGCTTGTGTTCTCAGGATCAGAGTTGTAAGTAGTCGCTCCTAGTGCTGCTCCACCAGCCGCAGGCAGTAATGCTCTACTTACCAGAGATAGCGCCTTCGGTATAACTAGAGCAGGTGTTATCGGACCAAGGAACCTAGCAGCTGCTAGTAGCCCTGCACCAGTTCCAACAGCCTCGCCGATCGTCGCAATGACAGGATGATCCCTCAACAACTGCGCGTTGCCATATTTCTCCTCCAGCTCATTCACACCCTGAGTGAATTGTGCCGCAGCTTCCGGCGCTGTCATCTCTAGCCCAACTTGCACCGGCCCGAGGACGAGATTTTGCAACCCTCTCCGCGCGCCTTGTACTAGCGCACCTGCCTGCTCTGCAAATTCTGGCGTGACTGCTCTGACCTGATCTTCATCTGTGCGCATCCCGAAGCGTATGGCCTCAGTGTCAGGTGGCTCCTCTACAGGCTTTCTCGCCGGCGCGAGCTGTAGCGCTTCATCCACGTCTATTCGACGCTTGGCTGTCAGCAGGCCCTGCGCAGGTGTGTCGATAAGTCCAGCCCTGCCAAGCACACTAGGGACATACTTCTTCGTCTCCTCCGGTAGTGCACCTTTCCCGCTATCCGGCCTTCCCGCAGCAATCCACGCGTCCACCTTGCCAGGGCCAGCATTGTATGCAGCCAGTGCATCATTCCAGCTCCCGTATTTATCGTATAGCTGGCCTAGAAATCTTGTCCCGCCTTCTCTGTTCTGTCCTTCGTTGTCTATGTCAACCCTCAATTCCTTCGCTGTGTCAGGCATTAGCCCCATGACACCTTTAGCACCTTTCGGGCTAATAGTATCTTGCTTCCCCCCGCTCTCTACCATCTCAACACCATGAGCTACCAGCGGGAGCGCATCACGATCTGCCCTTGGCTTTGTACTAGGGACAGGAGCATCTGGTTGAGTAACTGGCGCAAGAGTTGTTGTGGCTGCTGCTAGCGCGCTCGGGTCTGCCGTGGCCGGCAATGGTCCGCCAACCATGCCTACAGCTTGATCAACACTTATCCGGGGGCTACTGCCCATTGGCCGCCCGCACTCGCATCTCAGCTAGTTGCTGCTCCGGTGTCCTGCCAGTTCTCCTCGCAGCCGCGATCAGGTCTGCCCCAGTGATACATACGTTCCCAACTTCATAATCCTTCTGTCCCTCGACAACAGGCTTCAATGTCTTTGGATCGACTTGGTTCCCTTGATAGAGCACCACACTATTCCCTCCAGCGCTAATATAGCTTTCCAGCGAGCCAACCCTAGCCTTCACCGCCTGCCATTTCGTGATCGCATCGTCTAGCGGTTTTATGTTCTGTCCGCCGACAAGGCCGTCCTTGGCAGTCTGTAGCCCAGCAAGCTGCTGATCAGCTACAGCATTTGTTGCGATGATATTAGCCAGCGGCGAACGGGCCAGTCCTGGTGTCACGTCCCTCGCAAGGCTAACTCTACCCTCCGCAAAGAACCCGCCGCCGCTAGTCGCTTTCTGGCTGATTGCTTGTAGCTGGTTCTCGTACATTGCTAATGTATTCGGATCGCCTGTCCCGAAGCCATGCTTCTCTAGCCAAGCCTTCAACGGCGCACCTGTCAGCGTCCCGCTAGCATCACCAGACCGCTCCAGAGCATCGAGAAAGTTTGATGTTGACGTTGCCAGCTCGCTCGCTGTAGTCGCCTGCGCTATCTGTGGCTGCGGAGTCTGTTGTGGCTTGTTGACCTGGATGTTAGCGCTTTCCTTAGCCGCGTCAACCCTAGCCTGGTTCTGCTGTATCTCGTTGATCTTCGTCAGATAGGCTTTTGACCCTCCAGTCCGAAAGGCTGCGATAGCCTGAGCCTGTTGCGTTGGGTCAGTGATACCTTGCGCTGCGAGTTGAGCGACAATCCCTTTTTGATCACCAGTAATCAGAGAGTTCGCTGCGTCAAGCTGGCTCTGTAGTAGAGCGTTCTCCTTGCTCTTGCCTGTAGCCTCCTCAGCAGTCAGTCCAGTTTGAGCTTGGATTAAAGGTGCGCGAGTAGCTTCCGTCGCAGTCTGTGCTCCGAGCAATGCTGGCTTCGCGGCTTCCGTCGTTGTCTCAGCTGCAGTCAGCGCATTTCTCGCTGCGTTTCCGGCTAGCTGGGACTGTAACAGCGGCACAGCATAAGGTGATGTTGCCTCGGCTGTTGTGTTAGCGATATTTCGCCCCCTGGCCTGCTGCTGCACATTCTCTGTCTCCGCTCCGGCTCCCGCGATATTCTGCGCCAGTAGATCAGCCTTGAGCTTGTTCGTGTAGCTAGTAACTCCTGCCGCGCCGAACTTGGCCTGGATAACTTGTAGCTTCTGCTGCGGAGAAATGCTCTGATCCGCGGTGATGTCTGCTACGCCCTGATCTACCTTTGACTGGGCGATTGCGCCAGCTAGTTGTCCGGCAACGCCGCCTAGCCCCAGACCAAGATCGCCCCAGCGAGTGTCTTTCTGTAGGTTGATAACCGCCATCACAGCGCCTCAAGTGCAGCTAGTGCGTAGTTGACGGCCTTGTAGCCGCTTGGCATGGTTACGACTGCGCGAGGTGATACTTGCTCAACCTCATCAGCCATCAACCCTATTCGCGGGGTCGGATCGCCCTTGTAGCGGAACAAGTAGACTGGTAGCTCGTTATCCAGCTCGCCAACCCGCACAATACCTTCTTTCAGTCTGCGATCTGAGGCGGTGGCGGTAGGATTGTACCCCAATGCTTGTGCAAGTATGTTAGAGGCCCCTGTGTTTCCTGCCAGCCCAGTCAACAGCCCCTGCAACAGACCAGTCGAGCCTTGCTGCGCGACTGTGTTTGTTTGCTGCGTCGGCGTGGTTCCAAAACCGGCCAGGAGTTGCAGGAGAGTGTTGTACTGGGTATTCTCCCCAGTGATCTGTTGCTGAGCAGTCGCCTGCGGCACAGAACCGGCGTTCAGAAGCTGCGTCAAGATTGACGTAGTGTCCGCCGTAGGCTCCTCAGCCGCAGTGATAGTTGATGGTGTCAGCCCGAGGGCTGTCAGCACGTCACCCTCACCGGCCTGGGTAGAGGCTACGTTGGTCTGGCCTGTGGAAAGCAAGGAGGCTAGATTAGCTAGAGTAACCTGGTTGCTTGCACTCTGGTTTCCGGCATTTGTGGTAAGCGCGGCTTGTAGGTTAGCTAGATTAGTGCTCAACCCAGCCGTCTGGTTTGCTTCAGCGGCTTGCAAGTTAGCGGTCTGATTAGCTTCCTGTCCGGCGAGCGCGTACTGTGATCCTGTCCCAGCGAGTGTAGTGTTAAGATTACTCTCTGCTAGCGCGTCTGCAAGCTGTGTGTCGCTACTGTAAGCTCCACCCGCCGATCGGCCTGCGCCACCGCTTAGGGCAGGCGCGACGGTTTGCAGAAAGTTGCTTGTTACTGGGTCAACAACTCCCTGGATGAATGCCGGCAGGGTACCTACCTGCTGCGCACTAACCGTTGAAGGTGCCCCGGCTTGGGGGGTTGAGCTGATAAGTGTTGGCGTAGCTGAAGGGGCGCTGATCTGCGGTGCTGTATAGCCAAACGCCTGTTGTAGCGCTGTCAGGGCATTGTTTGCGGTCGTGGTTGCGTTGCCGGGGACCGCGGCTCCTTGTGCAATAGTCCCCAGTCCGCCTAGAGCGGAAGTCTGCAAAGAGCTGAGTGGCGCAGCGAACGTCCCTCCGCTAGCTGCACTCTCTCCAGCCGGCACCCCGCCGCTCGTCAACAGACTTGCCAACAGCGCCTGTATCCCACTCTGCGTGCTGTTTGTAGTCGAGGCAGTAGTGCTACTTGTCGAAGGCTGGGAGCCGAATAGGAAGGACATTCTACTGATCCCTTCGCAGGCCGAGGATTACGAGATCATACAGCCCAGGCGCGACAACGCTCATTCTTGTCCTTGTGACATCATCAGGCTGCCAGCCCCGCACGATAGCCTTTACTAGCCTGCCCTCATGCTCGAAGCCGAGTTGCCTGGCCAGTCTCACAGCTGCCCTGTTGTCGCTAGGGATAATCGCCCACAGCTTGAGCAGCGCGCGATCAGTAAATGCTCGTCCGATCGCGTACTGGATGAACCTCTTCGCGATGATCCCTCGAAAGTTAGCGTGAAAGCCAGTATGGATTTCGGCTGCGATAGTTGTCCGCTGCACCAGTTGCACATACCCGATGATAGTGTCGGCATAGCAGCAGGCGAGTGTCCAGGTGTGGCTATGGGCAAGATGGGCCTCGATCTGCATTGCTTCTGGCGGTGGTGCGCCGGCATCAGAGGCAGACCAGTAGATTTCCGGCTGGCGCATGAATGCAGCCATGCTAGAGATGTCGAAGTTCTCGATAGCTTGGAAGCCTTGCGCCGGTGCCATGCTTAAGTGTCCCGTACAATCAATCTGTTGTCAAGCATCACCACTCCGACTCCTTGAGGAACCAGCTCTCTAGCCAGTTGAACACAAACTCAGGATCAGTCCCGCTAAGTTGAAACCTTATGTATGGAGCGACTACAGGATTATCGTCACCGCCCATTGTTAGGATTTGTAGGCTGTAGCCTGTGCCGAAGTTGAAAGTGCCTGCTGTTTCCCACGTCTGGCCTCCGTCGATGCTGAACTCGCACAGGACAGCATTCCCCTTGCCATAGACACGCACGCTGTCGAAGCGCTGCATCTCATTCCCAGGGCCGATGTCCTTGGTCTGGAAGCTCCAAGCGATCGCGGTTCCGTTGTCGGTCTGCGCGCTGTAGTCATATACATAGACACCGCCAGCCTCTGCATCACACAGCACAATGCTAGCTACGTTGGCTAGAAATATCCGGCTGTCCCACTGTGCCACCTGTTCTGCCCATGTCCCAGACGCACTTTCCCAGGTTGTAGTGCTCACCGGCAGGAACGGGTTAGCGCTCACAAAGCTGTTGGCGAACAGCCGTATCGCCCAAGAGTTTTTCTCTAGGCTGTTGCGGAGCATCTTGTTCGGATAGGTGGCAGTCTTGCCGGCAGGATAGAAGACCCACACTTCATCATAATCCGGCACGTACTGCTCGAACAGCATAGCCTTGTAAGAAGCGTTCAAATCGCCAATGGCGGAGAGGAAGTTGACATAGATGTTGTCCCCCACTCCCTGTAGATCATATCCGCCACTGTATTGGTAGATGTTACCTTGGCCGACGAATTGCTGCTCGGCTCCAATTTCTGCAACACCTCCAGCAGAGGACAGACCTTCACCGTAGACGGTGTATTCCCAAAACATCGTCTCGTCGAGCAGGCCAAGGTAGGTGCCACGCATGATGGTAGTGTCACGATAGACAATGAGATATGGTCCAACGATGGTTGCCGCTTGGATGAAGTCCTCAGTGTCGAGCTGGTCGTAGATAGCTGCAATCGACGCGCCACTGTCGCCTCCGGGCGTCCATGATGTTGGATTGCCTAGGTCGCTCATCCTGATCCGCTGCGGGAGCGCAACACCGGCCTCGACTGTGTTGAACAAGAACAAGCTCTCGTGGAACACTAGCATGTACTGGCATGTCGTGCCTGTGGGTAGATCACTCTGTCCCTCACCGACAAGTGACCAGAAATATGTCCCGTCGAAGTAGAAGATCGGATCGATGTTGTTAGTTACAATAGTCCACGCCTTAGCGCTCATTGTGACGACGATAACTTGCTGGAGTAGGTTCCCGTGCAGCGTAGCGCCTAGGCAGATGTTGCTAGTGTCCGGCACCGTTCGGCCAGCAGGGATTGCCGGGGTGAAGGCTACTGAGTCACCATTGATCCCAGTGACAGTGACAGGCAGCTGACTCCCATCGTCCAGCGGCAACCCCAGCACCCCGCCGACTTCAACGCCTGTAGTGCTGGAGAGGACAACTGTTTCACCGCCACTAGCCACGAGCTGAGTGTTAGATAGATACTCTCCCCAAGGAGCGATCTGCCATTGGTTCAGTGCCTGGTCGAGCAGGTAGACTGTAGCTGTTGTAACCAGTAGCTCACTACTCGTCCCATTTGGGTTGTAGACCTGGAACATGGTCTGCGGCGAGCCGAGATAGACGCCAGTGATCGTGCTGCCAAAAGGGACGTAGCCTGTGTCTGGCTGTAGCTGGCCCGCGATCAAGGCCATGTTGATGATTGAGGGTGACTCGTTGTCGTTGAGATCGACTGCTGCTTTGTCTGTAACCATTCCACCATCAAGGCGAGGGATGCGTACCTTTTGATAGTCCTCCCGCTGCGCTAGCTGCGCAGTAGTCCGGGCATCTGTCTCAACCTCTCTAGTCCGCGCCACTAGACATCATCTCCAGCCGCGTTGACCCATTTGGTGGTGCTGGTACTGAGATACCAGACTGGGTATCCCAGCGTTGTGTCGAAGAAGAATTGTCCTGTCGTGAGATTGGCAGTAGGCCGAGCTGTGGAGGGGCCGAAGTCAGGATTATTCCACACCGCCGCGATCATCTGATACATTCGCTGGACGGACACTACCAGACCCAAGAAGGCTGGCGGGTCTGCTGCGAGTGGCAAGCTCGGCGCTAGCTTTGGCATCGTTGGCATTCCTCTCATGGAGGGTTAGTGCTAGCGCGCGGACGTTGCTAGTGAAGCCTAGAGCCGCATCTCGGGCCTCTTGGCTGCTCACTGCCCCGGTGTTAGCAGCCTTAACGACGGCGCTAAGATAGTCCGGTAGCTGTGTCCAGGCGCAGCTCTTGACAACCTTTGTCTCACCCTTATCATTGATGTAGACGCCTTCCCACCAACAGGGGCAGTAGCGCCGGGCGGCGGGATCAGATGTCTGCGGGCACTCGGCGTTGATCAGAGAGCATTTGCCTGTCATTAGTTCTTCTTTGCTAACACGCAGTTGATGTACGAAGGACGCCAGGATGCGTCATTGCTGAACGTTGAATTGGCAGTAGACGAGGCGCTAGGAGAGCTAGCAGTGGAGGTCGCGCTAGACGAAGCGCTGCTGCTTAGGTTGAGACTGAGGCTGCCTGACCAAGAGTGTGAGTGTGGGTTTCCACTGCCGGAGGTGCTGAAACCAGTGCTTCCTGCCACAGCAAAGACGCTACTGCCAGAACCGCCTTGCGCTGCGGCGGAGCTGTTTGCTAGTGGTAGAGTAACGCTGAGCGAAGGGGTTTCTGATACCTGGAGACTGTGGCCGGCCACAGTGCCAGAGACGGAGGAACCATTGTCGCTGGTGGAGACTGAGGTGTTGACAGTTGTGCTGACGCTGGGAGCATTGACATTAGTGTTGACGCTAGTGTTGATCGTTACTCCGCTAATCGACCAGCTTCCGCCGCTTCCGCCGCCGGTGCTGTTGACGATCCTGAGCATCACGTCGTTGATGTTCTGTTGCGTCCAGCCGGCTGGCGGCCCAGCTTGGTAGAAGGGCAACGTGGTCCCGCTTGGAAAGGCTTCTACAGTTCCGGTGGAGGTGAGCTGGACCTGGTTTCCTTCGCTGTCGAGGTAGAATAGTTCTGTGTTGCTGCCGACAACTTGCGTGAACACGCAGCCATCTGTTCCGCTAGGTGTGCCTGGTACTCCACTGGCGGCCATGAGAGTGACCTGGAGATGCTTCCCGTTGTCGTCAGCATCGCCCCAGGAGTGATCGATGTTAGCGCGCTCTCGGATGTTTGTTTTGAGGTCACGTATCCGGCCCGCGCCCAGGTTGATGTTCTCGTTGTCAGCCGGGAGACCTTCGTAGGCTGTGTTCCAGGTATCTTCGAAGGCCATTAGAGGTACTTCTTGATGATTGACGCAGCACCTTCGCGCGAGCCGAGCTTAGGAGAACCGGGCGGCTTTGGCCCTTTCAACTTAACTGGCTTCAAGCCCTTCGGCTTCTTCGGCTTGGGAATGTGTATGGTTGCCATCTAAGCTACCAGTGAGAATGCAGTGCCGTTCCATTCTAGGGTGACGCTGCCGTTGGGAATGTTTAAGGTGAAGGTCGCCGACGTGCCGTTGCCGGTGTTGATGAGGTTCCCGTTGCCATTCAGCGTGATCGGGTTGTTGTTAGCATTGTCGCTGGTGTCAATCACCGTCCAGCGTTGACCGGCGACGAGGTTAGCAGTTGTGGGCAACAGCAATGTCACATCCCCTGGCGCATCGACGTAGACTGATTGGAAGGTGCCAGTTAGTGTGGGGAGTTGAGTAGTTCCAGCAGCCGTGATCGTCAGCGTGTTCTGGAGCACAACTGCGGTTCCTTCCGTCAGCTCGTACCATTGCAGCGGGCCGACAAGATCGACGAGGGGGCTTGGCAGGTCGGCCATTAGCCGGGCGCTCTGGTGACAAGCGGATCAGCCCAGTACGGGCCTTGTGTGACCCCGCCTAGCGCTGGCACATCTCTACTCACCTCAATATCCGGCCGCGTGTCGTCCTTGTCAATTGCTTCGTCAAGCTGCTCTTTCGACAGTGCCTCAAAGTAAGCTGCCCGGTCAGGGCGACCAAGGGTTTTGAAGAAATAGGCTAGGCTGTAGCTAATCAGTAAGTCGTCCTTGTTCTCAAAATCACTTGTCTGGCTTTGCGCCCCTACGACAAATGGCGTTGCGAAGGTGGTGAAGGAGAGTTGGGCGGTGAATGGCAGGAAGGGCGCGGGGACCATGACGATGATGTTGCCCCATCGCTTGTAGACAATCGGCCATCCTGCCGGCACCCATTCTGGAGCCGGATAATGGCTGTCGAACCAGCGCCAGGGCTTCTCGATCACCTTCCGCGACTGGCCCATCGAGCTGAGGTTGCTGCTCGTGTCGAGACAGACGAAGCTGTGGATGGTTTTAGTTCGTGGCGGCGGGATCATATACTTGTCCAGCGCCGGGTTGCTGGTGAAGGACATGGCGGCGAAGCTGACTGTAGCCATCTCGCTAAAATCATAAGCGCGGCCGATGCGGGATTGTGCTAGGTTCAGCACATTAACGATACGTGCAGTTGAGATGTCCTGCCGGTTGCCTAGCCCGGCGCTTATCTCTGTCTCGAACTCTGCAAGAGTAAGGACACCCATTCGACCATCAGCCCATCTGCCCCACGGCGATGAAGTCAAAGGTGCCAACGTTGGTTGAGTTGGGGACTTCGGTAAGGGCTGCGGCAGAGTTGGAGCTGGCGGTGTAGGCGGCTCGTGGCAGGCTCTCGACGCCTGGGGCTGCCCCAGAGGTGAAAGTGATGCTGAGCACGTCGCTTACCTCGCGCGGGATGATGATATCCTTGCCGCTGAGGTTTGGCGTGGTGTACCCGCCGCGGTTGAGAGTGATGCTTGAATAGGTTCCTCCGCTGATAACGACTTCATCTGGTACGGTAGCGGTGTGTTGGAAGGTGACGCTGGTAGCGCTGGTTAGCGCCACGGCAGAACCTGCGGCGGCTAGAGCAATGTTTGCCGTCAGTGCTGCGGTCTGATAAGCACGGAAGCACTGGTTTGTGTCGTCCCACTTGATCACATAACCGTTGCTGCTAAGTCCGTTCGGGATAACTCGCAGCAAGCCGCCGGTGGCGAAGTAGCCGAGCAGGGTGCTAAAGGCTACCTTGGTCTGTGAGTAGGACGACAGATTGATCGTCCCTTGGATGATCCCGAAGGGCGACGTGCCGATCCGATTGGTTTTTAGCGGATCGAGGGTGGCAGTGAGGGTGTCAGCCATCTCGGCCTCTGGCTAGAAGGGGAAGGCGAGCGCTACAACCGGCGCAGAGGTGGTGCTGCTGTCCACGAGCCAGCCGACGATCTGACAGGGAGCGCTGGTGGCGGCGTTGAGAGTTTTTGAGGTGGCTCCGCTGACAGTGAGCGGCACCCCGACAGCAGTGCTTCCGCCGATGACCTGATCCAGCGTGGCGACTCCCTTGATCTGGAGCCAGCCGTAGTAAGGTCCGCCTGTGGCGCTGACGGTGGCTTGCACAACTCCGGCTCCAAGGTTGGTGTTCACCACGTCGACAAGCTGTAGCATGTCGTCGGTTGCGTTTCCGGAAGCGTTGACGTAGCAGGCCACGTCGCCAGCAGCCAGGGCGGCTGTCACCTGCCCGGTCGTGCTTGCGCCGAACTGCACGTACTTGTAGACGTGGTTCTGATCCGACCTGATCGCCCCAAGCGGCTCCTTGGCGGTGATGTCGATATCGGTTAGCTGCGTCGTGAATGCGACAATCGGTGAGGACATAGTGGCTCCTTTACGGTGTGTTGATGGTACTCAGCACCCCTAGCACGCGGCGGCGATTGGTGAGGAAGGAGCAGAACGTGGTGATCTGAGCTGCGCGGTCGTTGACCTGCTGCGGGATCGGCTTCCACTCGGTCATGTCGAAGAAGAAGGCCGGATCGTAGACGAACTCGATGAATTTGGTATTGAGGAAGTACATGCGGGCGGTGATGCTGGGGGACCAGACCATCGGGATGCGCTTGTAGGACTGGCTATCGAACCCGGCATCTGCCAGCTTGCGGTCGGTGAAGCGGAGCGCGGGGAGCACTGTGTCCTCGTAGTACTCATAGCTCGACATGTCGCTGAGGATGATGTCTGGCGCATCCATCTTGCGGTTGTTCATGCAGAGGTTGAGCAGGTGGCGCATCTTGTTGACGCCGTTGACCGCGAATGACAGGCCGGTCATGTCGATCGCCTGATTTTGCCACCAGGTATAGACGCTGGGATCGATGCCGCCGGCGTTGTAGGTGCTGCTGGCAACGTTGGCGAAGTCGGGGACGAGGAATTGTAGCCCGTCGATTGCGTTGCTAGCTGCGCCTGCGCCTGCGGCTAGCTGAGTCTCTAGTGTTGAGACTAGACTGTCCTCGGTGTTGTCGAGCTTCTGGTTCACCCAGTCGAGGATTTTCTCGCTTCCGCTGTTTTGCTGATCATCGACCCCGAAGCGGAGGATGTTGGCGACGAGCTGCCGCCAATAGTATTGGCCGACGGTGAGGAACTTGTAGTCGTTCATGGCTACGGTTCCGCCGCGGGTCAACCACTGCACGGTGCTGTTCTGTGCGTAGGCAAGGTTTACCTCGATCAGTCTCCCGCCGCGCTCTGGCCTGATCTTGCCTTTATCGCGTAGGAAGTACCAGAACGGCGCGGCTGTGAAGATGTTGTCTCCGACCCCTGGCAACCGCTTCTGCCAAGTAGTAGTGTAGAGATCGTCGAGGGCTACCGTGACGCTGTTGACCATTGCTTAGCTCCTTACAGGTCGCGTAGTGCACGAAGGACGCCAGAGTGACGCGCTTCTACTTCGCGACCGGCTTCGCGTGCGGCGGTGGATTTGTCGAGGATGGTGGGCTTGTCGCCGTCGTTGGAGCTGAACCCGTTGGAGAAGGCGAAGGGTTTCGGCTTCTCGACTGGCGGGTTGTATTTCAGCTCCAGCGTGCGGGCCTTCTCGGGGTTGTGGACCTTGGCGAGCAGATAGATGTCCTCAATCGGCATGTGTTGACCGTACTGGGTGCCGGCGATGGCTAGCATCTCGTCCTTCCAGTCGGTCAGGTCTTTGTGCTGGCCTTTGAGGCGATCAACCTCGCGCTTCCCCTCCTGCGCGCTAGTGTTGGTTTCCAGGCTGACCAGCTTCTCGGTGAAGGGGACGAGAGCTTCCTTGATCGCGTTGGCGATCAAGTCGTTGGTGTGACCGTGAAGCCACTCGACTACTTGACCGTTGGTCATCTCGTCGAAGTTGGGCGGCGGCTCTGGCTCTGGAGCAGGCGGCTTGCTGGCATCACGGACAACATGCGTCAGGCCGTCGAGCTTCGGGCCGAGTGCGTCGGCTACGCCCTTGTTGATCCTGGCTGGTAGATCGTCCAGGCTCTTGGTGAATGCGCCCCAGTCGATAGCGGCTGCTCCATTGCCAGCATTCCCCGCTCCGCCAGGGGAAGCCTCTCCCCCGTCGCCGCTGCTAGCAAGGAGCAGCCTTTGCTGAAAGGCTGGTTGGTAGGGTGAAAGGATTGTGCTGCTTCGGAGCGTCATGCTGCTCTCCTACGGCGTGGTGGTGTCGCTGGGCTGGCTGGCGGTTGTTCTGCCTCGCGGGCTGCTCTCGCTTCTACCTGGGCTATCTGGATAGCCTTGTAGATGTTCGAGAGGTTGTGTTCGATGGCGTTGGGAGTGATCTTGCCGACTGGCGAGAAGGTGCAGACAGGGTATGGGACGCCGCCTGTCTCTATGAACTTGATGGTCATCTCGCCGCAGGATTGGATGTCTGTCATGGCTTAAGGTGCCGGTTGAAGGGGGTTGATGTCAAGAGGATAATAATGTAATCACTGGCCAGGATCACACCCATCTATCAGGACCGCTCTTGAAGATCAAGCTGTCTTGCAGGTACTTGCTGTACAGGCCGCGCTTGTCTGCTTCTTGGCGCAGGACTTCTGGAGAGCTGATCGGTGGGGTTGGTTCCCAGGGATGGTACATGTGCTCGAAGACCTTCTCTCCGAAGAACTGGAGTGCTGGCTTCTGGATCGGCCGGGACATATCTCTGGCGCGATCTTCCGCGCACAAGTCGCAGGGCTGGTCGGTGAGATGATTGCAGTTCGGCCGATCCGTCCTGCGGATGCGGATGCGCCACGGTCGGCTCATGCTGGAAGTTCCTCTGCTGTGAGATGCCACCTGTCGCTTAGGTCTCGCGCCGGGTGCATCTTGTTGTGCTTGCGGTAGGCAGTGTGAGAGATGTCGATCTGCTTCTGCGCGGCTTCGAGGGTGTCATAGGTTTTGTAGGTGCCAAGCGGACCTTGGCGCTTCCTTCCTTCAAAGGCGACAAGCTGGTATGGCATCACGCTACTCGCGGCGGCTGTGGCTGGGGAACGAGCTGAGGCTTCTGCCGGTGCATGTCGTGGAGATGCTTCGCGGCTTCTGCAAGCTGCATCGGGTTTTGTTGCGTGGTTTGCATGGCGGGGTTGGAGAGGAGCATGTCGGCTTCAAAGCCGTAGACTTGTGACAGGGTGAACTCTGTAAGAGCGCGAGGATCGATGTTAGGATCTCCTTGCAGCTCTTTCCGCATCACCACTGCCTTTTGCTCGCGGTATTCGCGGGTCAGGGGGACGTTGCTGTCTGGATCGACCTTGATATCATAACGCCCGTTCTTGAGCAGGTCTGGCTGGAACTTGATCCAGATTGGCACACCGCCAGGGCCAGCGATGTCGAGGACCATGCTCTCATCCCAGTACTCAGCAATGTCGTCGTTCATGTCCTCGATGAAGCTGACAAGCAAGTCTGCGCAAGCATCCCGGCGCTCGTCTATTCTGATCTGGGTTGCCTGGTTGACAATGTTGGCTTCTGTGGCACTGCGATCTGCGCTGCCAGGGGCGAACTCGCCGAACTGGTTGACGCCCAGGCCAAGGATTTCCTCTACCTCTTTGTCAACAAGAGCTTCCATTTCGACAAGCCCGGAAGGTAGCGGGATCGGCTCTATAGGCCGAACGGAGTTGATACCGTTAGCGCCAGTGACTTGCACAGCCACGTTCACGTTGTCATCAGCCAGGAGCTTCGATAGCTCATCTGGAGAGATGGAACCTTTCTCGTAGAGTAGTTTCAACAACATAATCCGGCGATGGTATTTCAACTGGGTTCGGATTTCGTTCTTCTCGATCTGCTGTGGTTCAATGATGATGCTGTCGGGGATGCCCCAAAAGTTCTCATCATCTTGGTTGAAGATCAGCGGATAGACAGGGAGCCGGCCGT